GAGCCATCGTCATTTAACTTGACGACATCTCCATAACAAATCCTTGTGGAATACGAAGATAGGATTGGATACTGGCGAAAACTACCATCGTAGCTTCCCCCTGTACTTCCTACAGGACGCAAACCAAAAGGAGCAGATGTACTAGACATATGTCTACCTCCATTAAGTTGATCGGGTGCTTCGCTCTGGTTTTAGAACGGGCATCCGAGGGTCATTGTTACGCAAGTAAGAATTATCCACTGACTCGATTTGCCTCTGAGACATCTCTTTGTGGGCTTCCTTACGAGCCTCTACTTTTTCGGTTGCGTTACTGCACAATAGCAATCCACCAACCTCTACATTGTCCTTCCATCTTGAGTCTATGTCTGACATGACTTGTAACTCAGGGAAGTCCTTTGCGGCTACTGGAGTCCATCCTTCACGAAATTTGGCAGATACGTTGGGCGTATCAGATTGACCCATTACAGATGTTCTAATCCAACGAAATTTAACACCATTTCTAGGTTCAGGTGTTGGTAAAAGGGTAGGACGCTCCCATCCTTTTTTTCGTAAGTCCATCTCACGGGTTTCGCTATCTCTGGTTTCTCTATTAGCCATTTGATTGATCCTTCATTAATTGCGCTGCATACTGCTCATTACTGAGTCCAAGTCGCTTTGCGAGTGCTACTTGGGTTCTTGTTAGACGCACTGTGCGTGATTTTTTTCCGTGTCTTTCAACGGGGGCTACCACGTTTCCATTTTGGCGTTCAGGTGCTTCTTGCTGAACTTCAAACTTTTCAGGGAATATATTTCTCATTCCCTCATCTATTCCTTTATAATACTCTTCTGAGCCTGGCACAACACCTTTTTGTTGCAACTGCTCATGTAATCCCATAGCTGTTCCACGCATAATAGAGTCTTTTTCAAACCATTCGTTGTTTTTCTGCCACTCTATATCTATTTGCGACAACCTTGGTCTTTGAGGTTTTTGAGGCTCTTGAGCTTTAATTTCTTGTGGTTGAGGTTTATATTCTTCTACTCTAAACTTTTCGTTCTGTAATTTAGTTAACTGTTCTTGAGCTTCTATTAATTTATCAGGGTCTCCTGACTCATAAGCTTCTTTGTAGTCTTTTTTTGCTTTATCAAGCTCTGCACCAACCCTACCTTTTGCTTGATCAATAAGCATTGATTCGCCATCAGCTAAAGTTTTTCTTAGATTTTCGTTTTCTTTTTTAAGGTTTTCAGCAAAATTTAAAGCTTCTTCCCTTAGTCTAGCCGCTTCCTCTTTAGCTCTTCTTTCTTCATGGAACTCATATTTTAGTTTAGATATTCTTTTTTGAACACCTTCACTATAGCTCTTTATTTCTTCTTCAGTTTCGCCTTCGTTTTCAGGTTCTGAAGCTTCTTTTCTTTTTGGAACACGATCTTCTTCTGGGGTATCGTCTACTATTTCTACTTCAAAATCACTAACTTCTTCTTCTTTTTTAGGAAGCTCCTTCATGTTCTCTTCTGATATAACTTCCTGTTCTTCTGCTAAATTATTCATATCCTTTTATATCCTCTTGGGTCATCAACCACTGCCTCGACAGTATCGTCATTAATTAGTCTAAACTCTTCGTTATGAATTTTAAAACGAGTTCCTGAGTACGATCTAAATATTACAAAGTCACCTTCCTTACAGTAAGCACCATTTGGAAACTTTTCTTTATCTTTATAAGCATCATCACCCACCTTAACAACAAAACCTATAATGGACGCTATACCTTCTGCATCTCTTAAAGCGTCAGGAACATAGACACCACCTTCGGTTTTTTCATCTATTTGAACGGGGGATATTAAAAGTTTGTAGCCTTTTGGTTTAGGCATTTGAGAAGCAACTTTTGGTTCTTCTTTTTTCTTTACGGCTGAATACATTTTTTACCTCATGCAGTGATTAAGGATCACAGTTCCTTGCGTTAAAAACGAAAAAGTTACATATAACTTTTTTTAATCATTATTATAATTTTTCTGAATGTCAAGTAAGTCTTGATGAATTTTAATAAGACACCTATATTCTCCGACCATTCTAGAGTATTCACTCATATCGTTAGCATTACCTGACGCTATGTGTTCTTTTAGGTGTTCTTTATAATCTATTATTTTTTTTATAATAGGAGCGTAGATGTCTTCACTCATCTACAAACTCTCTTGCAAGGTCAATCCCCTCTTGAATACCTTGCTTTGTTTCTTCTCTTTTACCTTTTTGCTCGTCTTGTATAGCTTTTGTAGCTACTTTAGCTAAATCTATTTGCTGATCTTTTTGTTTTTGTTCTGCATCTAGTTTTATCTTTGCCATATCCATCTGTTGCTTGTGAGCAAACTCAGCTTCTTTTAGAGCCATTTCTTTTTGCTGAATAACTGTTAGAGGGTTCTGTTGTTGTTCTTGAGCCTCTTGTTGAGCTACTTCTGCTTTACTCTTATTAAGAACCTTTGCAGACGCTTCTGCTGTTAACTTAGATAACTGCTCTTCAACGTCCTGTGGTAGTGGTTCGTCCTCACTAGGCATAGGAACACCTAACTGACCCTCGATTTCTTTTCTATATTGAAATGCAACGTGTTCTGCAACGTGAGCCGCCATTGCGTTTTGTATTACTGATGCAAACGGAGATTGACCTATAATTTGCTGTAGTTTTGGGTCTTGAGCTGCGGCTGTATGAACAGCTATATGAGCTTCGTGATCTTGATATTTGAATGCTTTTACTGGCTCTTGCTTCATTATAGCCATGTTTTCAGCCACAGGGTCTTTTGATTTTATATCTTCAGGAAGTTTAATGATACTATCTGCATCCTGTATTCCCAACACCTCTAGCATTTGCCTGTGCAACTTTCCCATGTCGTACAATTGTGGTGCTTGTTGGGCTAATTGTAGTGCTGATTGATACTGCGTTACTCTTTGTGCCATTGTAGACGCATTAGGGTCTGATACAGGTATTACATCAACTCTGCCATCAAAATCTTTTGTCCTTGAGAAGTCACCCTCTGTTTCATAGATATACTCAGACGGCATAAAGTCATGTACACACTTAGCTAGTATACGGAGTTCTTTCTTCAGAGCCGCATGAAGCCTTGACTGAACACCAGACATGACTTTCATTGATCTTTCTAATAGTGCTAGTGTAGTACCCACTGGGGCGTTAGGGTTCATGTTTCCTACTTGAACATCAGCTATTGAACCAATTCGTCTTCCTTCTTCGACAATATTCCCCAATAACTGGTAAAGCACTGAGGATGGTTCTTTATAAGGTATAAACGTAATGGAATCTCGTATCGCACCACCAGGGACATCGACATCCCTGAACTCACCAGGCATAAGAGGCGAATCATCCCCTTTAATCCTAAGACCACGAGCTTTAAGACCAGCAGGAAGGTTCGATAGCGTACCTGCATCAATAAGCTGACGAAGGATGGACGTTGCCGATTTAGCCAATCCACCAATAAGGTGGATAAGCCCTGTACCGTAGAAACCAAGGCTTGGAAGGTATCTGTAGTGAACGAAATGTGGTCTTTTAGTTTTCTTTTCATCATCTTCATACCAGTTCTTTCTAATAGCTAGAATAGTTCTAGATGATTTATCTATTGTAACTATATAGGGTCTAGCTAATTTATCTTTATCTTCAAACGGTTCAGGCATATCAAGATCAACGTGCATCTCTAGTATGGTGTGCCTGTCATCGTCATCGTATACTTCATTGCTTCCTTCCATATCGTCATACTTTTCTTGTATGTCAGATTCATCTCTTGTTGGTTCTGGAAGCTCTATATCTTTATAAAAACCATTAACTTGCAGTTCTCTTACTTGGTTCTCTGTTTTTTTCATTACATGAGTATACCGTGAACAAGACATCAAGTCAGATACGCCATAGGAAACTACAAAATCCTCGGCAGGCACAAACATAGAACATGGTCTTTCCATGATTGGGTCGTAATAAACTTTCTTAAACGCTGATCCTGCTAGGGGGAGACGGAAGAGCATTTGCTCCATCTCGTCACGGTATTCAGTCATTTCTTCAGTCAACATATAGTTCATTTCGTTTTCTACACGTTTAGACTGCGCTGTTTTTTCTTTAGTTTTTTTCCCTACAATCTTAGTGCGAACAGGTCCTGAAGCAGGAAATACTTCACCCATTGCCTGCGCTTGAAACCTGACAATAGCTTCTGATAGTAGTGGATGGAAAACTCCAGAAGCACCTTCCCAAGGTTGGGTTCTTTCTTCTATCTTCATTCCGAGAAGATCAAGACCTTTTACATAAGATCGTGACCATTCTTTTCTAGACGCTCTATCTGATTCAAAGTCTTCTACTAGCTCAGATGCCATATCTTCCAAGTCTGCATCTTCTATAAACTCAGCTAGGTTTGAGTTATGGTCAGGTCCACCAATCTCTTCTGTCAAACTACCTTCAAAATCAACAACAACGCCACCGTCATCTGTTTCTACAGATACAGAATCTGGATTAACAACTTCTACTTTAAGTTCTGACTCAGAAGGATTGTCTTCTATGTCAACCTCAAACGGTTCAAGATTTTTATCAACAGCCATTATCTAATTCTAAAGTTTGTTCCTTTAGTGGCTAAACCTCCACCTCTCATTTTAAGAACCTTACCACCTTTAGCGTAGGTTTTTTTCTTCATCATACCTCCACCACGCATGGTTTGTTTCTTCATAGTGGTTCTACCACCTGCAGCGTAAGTTTTCTTTTTCATTGCACCGCCGCCTCTTTTCTTTATAGCATACGGCTTCAATGCTTCAGC